TAACTTCGGCATCACCACCAAACGATACCACTGTACCCGGAGCATACTCAGCGTCAGCTGTGTATTTTTCTGCCAAGTCAGCGTATTGAGCTGATGTTGCAACACCAATAAACGATGTACCTGTAACTGTGCCAGCAGCACTGATTGTTGCAGTTGTCTTGATATCAGTACTTACAGTACCACCGGCCAAGTATGCAGCAACGTCAGAATTGGCATAACCTGCTGGCAAACCAGTTAGTTGTGAACCATTACCAATGATAAACGCACCAGTTACATTGCCAGTGGCACTTACTGTAGTACCTGTGGTAATTGAGCCGCCTGTGAGTACACCAGTTGCACTCATAGTACCACCTGTTGCAACGTTTCCGCCAGTGATTGTGCCAGTTGCACTTATTGCACCAGTGATATTTTCACCACCTGGATGGTACACAGCAATGTCAGTACCGCCAACTTCTATTACAACGTTTCCGCCGCTGCCGTCAATGTCAATACTACTTGTACCATCGGTAATACCGGTAACAGTGGTGGTAGTGGTCAAGATACGACAGTCAATCACGTCGCCTGTAGCAGGAGCTTCAGTAAACGTCAATGTTGTGCCAGCTACAGAGTAAGCACTGGTTGGGACCTGTTGAATACCGTTAATTGCAACAATTGTACCTGATGTAGTTGATTCTTCAGTTAGCGTAAAGGCAACAGTAACATCATCACCAGCAAACTGATCATCGGTAATAACTGTAATTTCTTGCACACCAACTGCTACCCATTCAGTGTTGTTGTAAACTTCTACACTGTTTACTTGACTGTTGAAACGCAACATACCTGTTACACCGGTAGCTGGACGCTGTGCTGTGTTACCAACTGGTTGCAGGAATGATGTTGTAGAATTCATTGCCAATATAACGCCAGTTGTCTGTGTTGAACTACCAATACTGACTGTTTCTGTTCCGGCATCAACAAACAACACGTTGGCAGTTGTATCACCGTTTACAGCAAAGTCAACATTGTCAAGTGCTTGGTTAATATTAACAATTCCGCCGCCTACATCAGTAATGTCGTCGCTGCTGATACGAATGTTACCCAGACTAGATGTACCAGCCGTTGTAACATTACCGCCTGTGATTGTGCCTGTAGCACTCACAGTACCACCTGTGGCAACATTGCCCAAAGTAGCTGTTCCGGTTGAACTGATTGTTCCGCCTGTTGCAACATTACCTAGTGTGGCTGTTCCAGTTGAACTTACAGTTCCACCAGTTGCAACATTACCACCTGTGATAGTGCCAGCAGCACTCACTGTGGTGCCTGTAGCAATACTTCCACCTGTAACTGAACCTGTAGCACTTACCGTACCACCTGTTGCAACATTACCCAGTGTGGCTGTTCCAGTTGAACTGATTGTTCCACCAGTTGCCAGGTTGCCACCAGTGATTGTGTCATCGCTTGTGATTGTACCAACAGCACTGATTGTTCCACCTGTTGCAACGTTGCCCAAAGTAGCTGTACCAGTTGAATCAATTGTTCCACCTGTTGCAACGTTGCCCAAAGTAGCTGTTCCGGTTGAACTTACAGTACCACCTGTTGCAACATTACCCAGTGTGGCTGTTCCAGTTGAACTGATTGTTCCACCTGTGGCAACATTGCCCAAAGTAGCTGTACCAGTTGAACTTACTGTTCCGCCTGTGGCAATATTACCACCTGTGATAGTAGCATCACTTGTGATAGTGCTGGTAGCACTGATTGTTCCACCAGTTAGTACGTTACCGCCGGTAATTGTACCTGTAGCACTTACAGTACCGCCGGTGGCAACGTTGCCCAAAGTAGCTGTACCAGTTGAACTTACTGTTCCGCCTGTGGCAATATTACCACCTGTGATTGTGCCCGTTGCACTTACTGTGCCACTTGTAGCAACACTTCCGCCTGTGATAGAACTAGTAGCAATGATTGTTCCACCAGTTGCAACGTTACCAACAGTAGCTGTTCCAGTAACACTCAATGTGCCGCCTGTTACCAAATTACCAGCAGTAGCAGTTCCAGTTGAGCTGATTGTTCCACCTGTTGCAACATTACCAACTGTAGCAGTTCCTGTTGAACTGATTGTTCCACCTGTTGCAACATTACCACCTGTGATTGTAGCATCAGCAGTAACAGCACCAGTTGCACTTAAACTTGCACCTGTAGCAGCACCAATATTTGGTGTTACAAACTGAGCACTTGCTTTAACCACAACAGCATCGCCTGTGATTGTAGTTGTAGTTTCGTCAACGTTGACACTGAATATCACACCAGTTAGGTCTAAACCAGCACCAGCAGTGTATTGACCTGCACCAGAGAACTGACTCCATGTAACTGCTGTTACGCCAAGTGTGCCGCCTGCATCAGATGTACATACCCAACCTGTATCGGCGTAGTCAGTACCAGTTGTAACAAAAGTAAACGCACCAGGAAATTCTGCCCATACGTCCATGTCAGTAGAACGGGCCCATGCTCCGGCAGCGGCAACATAGATACCATTTTCAGCAGGAGCAGTTTGGTCTTTGACCAAAACACGATTGCCAGCAACAATACTGATACCATCAATTGTTTGAGCACCACTCAATGTGATGTTGCCGTCTGTTGCGGCAATTACTGCTGCTTTAACGTTTAGACCTTCAGCAACTGAATCAACATATTGCTTGTTGGCAGCATCGCCGCCGCTGGTTGGGTCAGCCAAGTTGAGAATTTTTGTACTATTGGCGTTGATTTCTGTACCAGCCAATGAAATAGCACCAGCAGATGTGACAGTAACTGTTGCGCCAACAATGTCAGATGTATTGACATTTCCAGCACTTACGTTACCGGTTGTGGAAATAAATCCAGAACTTGCAACATTGCCCAAAGTAGCTGTGCCTGTAGAACTTATAGTTCCACCTGTGGCAACATTGCCCAAAGTAGCTGTACCAGTTGAACTGATTGCTCCACCAGTTGCAATGTTACCACCTGTGATTGTATCAGCACTTGTGATAGTGCTGGTAGCACTGATTGTTCCACCAGTTAGTACGTTACCACCTGTGATTGTGCTTGCTGCACTGATTGTTCCACCTGTGGCAACATTGCCCAAAGTAGCTGTACCAGTCGAACTTACTGTTCCACCAGTTGCCAAGTTGCCACCGCTGATTGTAGCATCACTTGTGATTGTGCCAACAGCACTTACAGTACCACCAGTTGCAACGTTGCCCAATGTGGCTGTGCCAGTTGAACTTACAGTACCACCTGTTGCAACATTACCCAGTGTGGCTGTTCCAGTTGAACTGATTGTTCCACCAGTTGCAACGTTTCCACCAGTGATTGTACCTGCTGCGCTTACTGTAGTGCCAGAAGCAATACTTCCACCTGTGATAGAACCAACAGAACTTACGGTTCCACCAGTTGCAACGTTGCCCAATGTAGCTGTACCAGTTGAACTGATTGCGCCAGCTGTGTCAACATTGCCTAATGTGGCTGTGCCAGTTGAACTGATTGTACCACCTGTGGCAATATTACCACCTGTGATTGTACCAACAGAACTTACGGTTCCACCTGTTGCAATGTTGCCCAGTGTGGCTGTTCCAGTTGAACTGATTGTTCCACCTGTGGCAACATTGCCCAAAGTAGCTGTTCCAGTTGAACTTACAGTGCCACCTGTTGCCAAGTTGCCGCCTGTGATTGTGCCAGAAAGAGTAATACTGTTGTTCAATACAACAGCAACATTACTTTCTGTACCAGAAACTTGGTCAACAGTGACAGTGATGTTGGTGTCGCCTTCAAACTCGATTGTGTCGCCGCCTACTACTGCTTCGGTTGTGACACCGTCGGTGATACTGAATCCTGATGCACTTAATTCGCTGTCAACATATGCTTTTGTAGCAGCGTCTGTTGCAGCAACAGGCGTTCCAATGTTTCCAATAACACTTGTGTTAAAGTCAATAGTTGATGCAGCAGCAACGTTCATGCTGGCAATGTTACTTGCGCCTGTGACACGTAGATCACCAGTTACTTCTGAATTCAATACTTTGGTACTGGCATACGCAGTGATGTTGATGGTTGTTTCAGTTTCAGCTGTGTTTGTAAACGCTGTTACAAACAAGCCTTGACTTTCGTCCCATACAAACGCAATGTTTGTGCTTGATCCACGTTGCCCTAGAAAACCAATGTCAACTGAAGGTGCACCTGTTGCTGTTGATGCCAACAAAATAACCGGATCTTCAATTGTTGTTATGTTGGTGTCAATTGCAGTGGTGTTTCCGGAAACTGTTAGGTTTCCAGAAACTGTTAGGTTTGATCCATAAACTAAGTTGTTAGCAATTTTTCCTGCGCTGATTGAATAATCAGTTAACTTTGAACTTGCAACAATTGTTGCGTCAGTTATCTGATTATTCTTAATTCTGGTTACAGCCATTTTAAGACTCCTATTTTATATTTGTTCCTGCACAATGCCCATCACTATGCGTTCAATACTACTGAATATATTTACCAAAATCGTGAGGAAACCTCACTGGGTAGTTAATTTCCAGTGCAGGAAAAAGTTAGGTTGTAATAGCGCTGCCGATTGCAATTTGCTTCCAACCACCGACGCTGTATACTGCCAGACATGGTGATCCAGAAGCTCCGTCCGAAACATAAATTACCTGTCCCGTTGCTACGTTGCTTAACCCACTGGCCTGGCTTACTGTGTATGTAGGCAATCGAAGGCTGTGGGCTGCACTGATATCCAAAATACTGGCATTGGTTATCTGTGCTACTGTCAAACTATTTATTTCAAAATTGATATTTCCGCTTGCAGTGGTTGCAACTGTGGTATTTCCACTGGTGTTTGTCAATGCAGAAATTGTAGTGGTCACTGTGATAAATCGAACTTGCACAGTGTCTGACACAATTGGAGTTGTTGTAAATGTTATTTGATCACCACTGGATACATCGTAATCCGCACCAGGTGTTTGATTAACACCGTTGATAGTGACCAGTATGCCGGCTGCTGTGGCGTCTTGATTCAGTGTAAACGTATCAGTAACTCCGTCGCCTTCGATAGTTTGGTTACTGATAACTGACAATCCTTCGCCGGCACTTTTCCAAACAGATCCTGTGTATACTTCTACAATATTTGTATCAGTGTTAAGGCGCAACGTTCCTGCAATTGCTGGATTTGGGCGATCCCCGGTATCACCAGTCGGAATGGAAACACCGGCAGTTCCTGTAATTTGCACAATTGCATTACCGGTTGCATCAAGTGTTATGTTGCCATCAGCAAGCGATGTTGATATAGTAGTGTTGGCTATTGTTAAATTGCCAATTGTTACGTTGCCTGTGTTGTTGTTTACACCAATTGACCCAACATATTCATAACCCGAAATGTAAACTACATTTCCTGATGTGAGAACACTTGGAATAGTTTCGCCGATAAAATTCAGCACTCCGGCTTGTGTGTCAAAAAAGTACTCACCAACTCCTCCAATACCAGCAGCAAATATTTGTGTTCCTGTTGCTTGTATATTGGCTTCCCCGGACGGGGCTACAAAAACTTTTGGTAACCATGTGGGTCCAAATTCTTGAGGGATCCAATATTGTACATTGGACAACCACGTAGGACGTATACCACCAATGGGCGACACTGTGATATCCGCAACACATTCGACAGAAGTTCCATTTATGCTGGCGTTGGCAATGCCAGAAATTGCGCCAGCAGTTGCTGTAATTTGATCTGCTTCCATCCAAACAACATCGCCGCGAATAAATGCCGGGCTAGCAATGCTTTCGTTCGAAGCGCCTTTGGATATGCTGTTGGCAGTTTTTGCTACGCCTTGCAGCTTCTTGAACAGTAAATCAACATATTGTGTTATTGAGACTGCCATTAGTTACTCGCTGCTTTTAAAGAAAGGCCGGTCATTGATTGACCAGATGTAAGAGCTAGTCTTACATAAATTTCGTTTGTGCCAGTGCTTGAACTTGACACAGTACCAAACGTACAAGTTTTGCTGGTGCTGCCTGTGTTTGAGTTGGCAACAACTACACCACCAAGACTACATCCATCAGACCCGTTGCCTGGTGCGTTGACGCCTGGATATCCAGCGCCTGCATAAGACACTGTCATGTCAATCCACCCGTTTGCACTGGAACTTGAATCTATTGCGCTGCCAGGCAATGCTACCCACATACCAGCTACATTGCCTGCATACGTGATGTCAAATTTACTTACATCTGATCTTACAAATTTAAATGTAAAATACTGTGTTCCTGTACGTCCAGCACTTAAATCAGGACCAGTTGGCAAGTAGCCAGTCGTGTAATCTGTTTGATCGTGTTTGAGTACACCTTGCGATCCTGTGCCAACAACCACTGCATCGTATGTTTCTAACGTAGATGACTGACTGTTGAAGGTTGCTGCGTTAATTGTGTATGTTGGAGTGCTGCTGTTTCCCGAGTTTATAATGCGAACAGCATTGCCGCTGCCGGTGCCAACACTGGTCACAACAATATTGCTTTCGTCAACTGCTGTCGAAGTACCTGTTTTTCGTAATACAACATTGGCCAAAGCTGATGTCAGTGTCAGTGTGCCTGAACTATAACTGTTGTTTACGCTCATTAACGGACCAGATGAACTGGAGCCAAAGCCTGATGCTATCGATGCAGTTGTTGAAAATGATGCTGATGCAAAAGAGCCAAGAACATTACTTCCAATGTTGCTGGCGCTGTAAGTGACTGACGCAGGGGTTGAAAAACTACCCGCGGCGGATCCAGATGTCAGTGTATTTGATGTTGGATATGTATTGCCACTTATGTTGGCCACATCCGATGTTATTGTAAATTGAGTAGCAGTGGTATAATGCGGAATAGTACTGCTGTACAACAACGTAGGTGATCCGGTTGTGGCAATTGTGCTGTTGCTAAAACTTGGAGCAGGTGGACTACTATTGTCATAATACCAAACTGGGGTATTTGTGGTGCTTGCAGTTGCTGTATCAGAAATATAAACTTCGTTCCATCCTGCCGGTGCTGCGCTGCCTGAAATTGCAGACGAAAACACATACCAAAAACCGGCTGCAATGTTTGCGTTGGCTGTGTTGTAATCAAAGTTGTTGGAAATAACAAGATTACCGCCGTAAGTTCCGTTGGCAGATGGGTTAGCCGATGTGTTTAAAGTAACTGACCCAACATCAACTCCATTGAGCACAGCAGCAATTGTGCCAGAGTCACCCGGTCCAACTGTTGAAATAGTATTTGTAGAGTATGTAGCGGCTCTACGAACAGTTGATACAACTGTTCCTGCGGCTACTGATTTATTGGTCTCTGGGGTATTGTCAACTTGAGTAATGTTGGTCATTCTGTAAGTTGATACACTAGAGATCGAAAGTGGTTGGCTATCCGGAAAGTTTCCAGGTGACGGTGGAACCAATTTACCTAGAACTGAGTTTAATTGTGTTATACCATCTGTTACAGTTGTGCTGGTTGTTAACGTAACTGCGTTACTTACAAGATTGCCCAGTGTGTTGGTACCCATTGCAATACTATTACCAATTACACCAACTGATCCAAATGATGACCATGATAAATTTCCAGTGCCGTCTGTTGACAGTATGAAATTGAGTGATCCACCTGTGATCGAAATATTGGCAACAGACCCTAGTTCTAGAATGCCCGAATCTGCTGATATTGAATTTCCTATAATATTAACGCCGCCAATATTGGCAGAGGTTGCGACTGCAAGTGTATTAGATATTAACAGGTCTGACTCAATATCAACTGTTGTGTAGATACCTGTTGCAAGAATATTGCCTGCAATGTCTAAGCTAACAGTTGGTGTGGCTGTGTTAATACCAATTCTGGCATTGGTAACATCAACTAAGAATATAGGAGTATCGGCTATAGTGTCGGAAATTGCCAGATTAGCACCATCTCTTTCGAGATTGTCTTTCAACATCTGTCCTGCAATTTTACTAATGGCCATTGATTTTTTCCCTTACAGGGTATTTAGTTTGTTAACTGTTACTGTGAATTACGTTTATAGGCATTGTGTTCGGCGGCGGGCTGGCAAACACAATGTCAAATCCGCCGTCGACGGTATAGTTTGTAATGGGTATCTGATAAACACTTCCTACAAACACAATAATTTGTTGTGCTAAACTTTCAACTTCTGACATAGTAAATATGATAGTAGAACCATCACCAACAAAACTGTCAACCGTGTAGGAAATGCCGCCGTCAGCTGCAACAGTAACCCAAATTGATCCGTTGTAGAATTCAATTTGAGCAACATCGGTATTGAATCTAAACTGACCAAAAACGGGGCCAACAGGGCGAGTTGCTGAATTGCCAGAAGGCATAACAACCGAAGTGCTGCCTGATTCTAATCTGCGGTTTTTTGTCCAGTTGCCCATGTTATACAGATATTGAGCTGACTGTTACTGTGATGCAATCTGCTATGTTGGCTTCGACTTCAACTAAGTCGTTGTCGTTGAGTATGAGTTTTTCTGTTGATATCACATAAGTTTCGTTTGCTGTGAGTTCCAGCTGTGAATATACCATATTTGTATCAGCAGACGATGTACTGTCGCTGCTGTTGATTACAAACACATTTGCTGTGCAAGTGGTTGCAGTTGTATTACAAAGATACAGCACTGTGATAGCTTGTTGTCCCACTGCATCAAATACTGTGGTTGGATTAGTGCTGTCTAATCGAGTGTTGGTGATTGCCATGTTGATTCCTTAAAATATAATGCCAAATACAATTGCTTTGGTTTTACTAACCAATTCATCGTTGACAGTTGGGCTTATGACATAAACGCCAGTGCCACCTGAACCTTCGGCTTTGTTGTATAGTGCTGCCACGTTTGGCGTAGCAGCAGGTGTTGATACAATATTTGCCAACACCATTTGTCCTGTTATGTTTACTTTGGCGTTGCCAGCATCAAACGTAAATGCTGCATCGCCTGCAAAGCTGCCTGCTCCGTTGTACTGCACTGAATTAACAGGTGCTCCTGGCAGGATGCGTAGGCCAGCTGTTGATATAGTTGAGTATGGTGTTATTGGTCCGCCATCTGCATCAACCGCAGGACTAACTTCCCACTCACCGGACACTGTGTTAAATCGCAGACCGGCAAATGTTGTTGTTGATTTTTGAGCCACCAAGCCCATGCTTTGTATTGTGCCGTTATTGTCATATGCAACTGTTATAAACGGGTCAGAGACTCTTAGCTCAGTTGAGTCAATGTAGGTGATATTACCAAATACATCAAGATTGGCATTAATGGTCAGCGTACCAAGGCCATCCGCCACTGTGATAGTGTAGTCGTCGCTGGTGTTTTTTACTGTAGCCATTTATAGATCCTTTTGATTATTTATCCGCATTACAAAGGTTGACAAATCCTCGTGTGTCAGATTTGTAATATTATCTAGTGCCGGTAGACGGGCCGTGGTGTTGCCGCATACACGAATAAACTGCGTTTTAGGAAAATCTTTTGTTATTTTTGTCAACTGTTTTGCCCAATTTCCGGTATAAGTAGGTGCTGACCCTGATGGTTTGTAGAACTCTGTGCCTTCGTACAAGTTGTTGAATTGATTATGTACACTGGGACCCATGTCAAACCCTATAATATAAATTTTAGTATGTTGATCAGTTGCCGCTATGCCCACAGCATTTGGCCCAGAACTGTATCCGTAATATTCTTGCGGTACACGGTGTGCGCCAAGACCTTCGATGGGCTTGCGAGTATAAAATTTATTTTTAACAGGATACCCAGTTTCTTGTATCCTTTGTGATATTGCACGGTCTGTGGCCACAAGAACATCCGGTGTGAACTCTCTATAAAGAGCATTGCACCCGTAAATTTTTCCTAGTTTTTGAATATGTTCCAACGGTAAGCCAGACCTGCTAACGCCGTTTCCAAGCACAAATGCCACAGTCATAAAAAAATCCCCACGGTATTTAACTGCGGGGATCAAGTGTTGAAAATTAAGTAACTAACGTATTAGGTTGTACTGTCAACTTGTGCTAGGCCCAATGTGCCATTGCTGTTTTGCTGGGTTCCGGCCCATGTAGAAACTTCTGCGCCTGACTTGGCAAATGTTGACGAATCAGTGAAGAAGTTGGCTGCGTAGTCAATGTTGTCAACTGTAGCAGCGTAATCCCATACATCGCCAGTACTAGCAACACCGCCGGCGCCGCCACCGTTGAAGTCTTGCACAAACTTGTTGGTCAACTTGCTGATGAAAACGTTGGTACTGTCGTCAGCAACTGCCATAGCAATGTTCATATTGCCAGCAGTTGGAATCGCAGCGGCTGCCAACACGCACTGACCAACTTCGAATGCTGTACCAGTTGAACCACCTGCAGAGGCCACTGTTGGGGTAAACAGTGTACCAATTGCAGCACCGTATGGCGCGCCCATTGCTTGCCAGTCTGTGTTGCCAACCGCTGCAATTTGAAGAGCAACACCCACTACTGCGTTTGCAGGATCAATAGGAGTTGTGGTTGCCACTAGATACTTACGAGCACCTTTCTGACGAATAATTGCGCCTGCGGCTGCACCAGAGAAGCTGTTTACAATATTCACTGTTACAGAAACAATAGGATATGTAGCGCTGACGCCTGCACTGTCAATGCCGCCGACTACTCCACTGAATGGAAACGGTAGTGTAATTGGTTGTGGAAGTACAACAGTACTTGTGTCCATTGAAGTGGGAGCACCAAATGGAGCATAGCCTTGATCAATTGGTGTTGATGTGACTACGTTGTATTTTTGAATTTTTAGAGGACGTCCCATGTTGTTTTCTCCTTAAAGAAGTCCGATGTAGGTTCTAGCTACTACGCGGCTGGTGTGCCGCATAAAACACCGTATTGTGTTGACAAGTATTTAGCCACAATAGTATTTTTAACCTGGCTAAAAAGCTGTGTAAATATTGTCATGCAAAATACAGAATTCCTTATTGCCCAAGGCAACACTTTTAGAGAACAACATCAACCCGAGCTAGCATTACAGCAGTACATGCATGCCATGGTCCGAGACAGATACTCTGCCAGTGCATTCAACAACTACGGCAATGTGTTGAGAGAACTGGGAGACCCTGCGGGTGCTATTCCGTTCAACCAGCGTGCTGTACAACTTGATAGCAATACTGTGACCAACCACTTTAATCTTGCTGTTGCGTATTTAATGAGCGGTGACTACGCACGTGGATGGCCTGCATACGAAGCACGACACAACTTTGAACACATGAAAGGCACACTGCCAGAATATCCTTGGCCAGTTTGGAACAGCGAGGACTTGCAAGGCAAACGTATTTTTGTACGTGGAGAACAAGGACATGGCGATATTATTCAGTTTGTGCGCTTTGTGCAGAATTTGAAGAACATTGGTGCTGCTGTGACCATACAAGTTACTGACGCCATGGTATCGTTGATACAGTCAAGTGGCGTGGGGCAAGGAGTCCAAGTACTGACCTATAACCAAGATCCAGGTGAACACTTTGATTATTGGATTCCTTTGATGAGTATTCCTGGAAAAATAAACGTACGGGTTGAAAACTTGCCCACAACTATTCAATATTTGGATCCGGGACGACAATTGGTTGACGAATGGCGTAGAAATCTAGGTGCCAAAACAAAGCTGCGTGTGGGTTTTGCATGGAGTGGCAGACGCGACAGTTGGATCAACCAACACAAAGCAATGCCGTTTGAGAAAATGATTGAACTGGTTGAATCAAATCCCAATTATGACTGGTACAACTTGCAATCTGATTGCACAGCAGAAGAACAACAAAAACTTGTCAGCGCGGGTGTTCATTGCTTCCCGGGCGGCACATCTGCATTTGCCGACACAGCCGGATTGATTGCAAATCTTGACGTGGTTGTCAGTGTGGACACTGCCACAGCACACTTGAGTGCGTCACTGGGCAAACCCACTTGGATCATGTTGAACAACTATGCACCGTGTTGGCGCTGGTTGCTGAATAGAGACGACACTCCTTGGTATGCCACAGCCAGATTGTTCCGCCAACCCACAATGGGTGACTGGGCGTCAGTTGTGACGAAAATCAACTTGCACTTGAAGCTGTTTAAGATTTAACTGGCTGTTGCACAACCGGAACCGGTGGCACCGGTGTGGATTTTGGTTGATTGAGACCCTGCGTTGTGCCCACAGGGCTGGGGTGTGGCTCTGGAAACAATCCTGAGTATTTTATTTGCGTGATCATGAGATATTTCAAATGTTGTGGTACACAAGTTCGCCGGTCACAGGATCAATGTACACTTGTTTTAGCCCGGTCACATCTGTGACTGATCGCACATTGCCTAAAAATACACCTGCTCCGGTGACTTGCATGACCTGTGTCAAGCTGCCGCTGGCATTGCCCACATAGATGGTTTGATCCGTTTGACTGACCACCAGCTCGCTGGGTCGAGCCGAGCCGTTGTAGTCAGTGATGTTGACCTGTGCATTGTCTTTCATCACAGCACGACTTATGCCGGTGATGTCAGTGTAGGGTGGTGGTGGATTGGACATGCGGTATTTATTATTTCATGTGCAGTTGGGTCCGTGCCCGTATTGTTTGAAGTTGGATTGACGCATAGTTTTGCCACATACTTCACAGGTTAGCATAACTTTATTTTTTTCTTTAGTAGCGGCTATTTTGTCTTTTTGTGCTTGTGTCATTGGAATATCTTTATTATAGGCTGTTAAGTTTTGCGCTTTTTTAGCGGCACTGATGTTTGCAGCTCTTTCTTCCGAACAGGGTTTTCCGTACATAGCATTGCCTGGGCCGGATTTTAGTTTAGACATGTTTCTTCGATAGTCTTCACTTTGATACACTGTTGATTTTTTGGGTTTACCTTTTTGAGAAGTACTTAAATTTTTTTTATGTTCTTCTGACTTAGGCTTATCCTTGTGAATTTTGCTGATTATTTTAGCACCGGCTTTTGTAAGTTCTTTTTTACTAGCTAGATTTGCATTTAACCAGATATCATTTTCTAATACCCGGCAACGACGCAACACTCTGTTCTCCCACAGCCCGGTAGTATTGACGTCGTCAAAGGTTCTGCGTACTTCCCACTCAAAGTTTTCTATCCCGTGATGTTGTATCATGTTCTTAACAAGTTTACTACTTGTTTGATAGTACAGCATCAAGTCCTCTGCAGGGGTTCTTTTGAGTTTTACATTCTTGGTTCTGCTTCCATAATATACTTCTCCGGTTACTTTGCACCGGATCAAGTATGTGTATGGTTTTATTTCGTGTATTAGTTTCATAATAGTATTTAGTCCTGTACCGCAACTTCACCTACTATACTAACACCAATAGATATTTTGGTCAACAAAAAACCCACCGAAGTGGGTTTTTGTAATACGAACAAACTTTCTGGATTAAGAGAAAGACAAGTTTTGAACGGCAATTTCCCCGACATAATCGGCAGCATTACCAAACGAACTTGCAGTATTTGTCAATTCCACGAAGCCATAACGAGTCATAAAACTCACGACTGGTTCGAACGTTGATGGATCCAACACAACTCCACTGCTCATCAATGGAATGTATGGGCAATAGAACGCAGCTGCATCAGCTTCACTAGAACCCTTGTATCCAACTAGAACTGGACTTGAGTCTGTAGCGTAGCTGTTGACAAACACACGCATTGCACCGTTCAATGTACCAACAAACTTGGTGTTTGTAGGTGCTTCGAATGTGCCTTCTGTAGTACGAGCAAACGCACTAGTTGTAGCACTTTGTAGCACTGTCAAACTAGCTGGACTAACTACAGCCCAGTTACCAGCACCACGACGTGTGCGTTGTGCAATCAAGTTGGCAACACGGTTGATTAGAACAGCCAAAGCAGCGTGCTCGTCACCAACAAATGTAGCTGTACCTGATACAGTAGCTTGGTTGTATGTGTACTCAGTGGCAGCCAAACTGCTCAAGCTCAAGAGAATCTCTTGGTCAATTTCAGCTGTAATTTCTTGTGCTAGTGCAGCCATAATCTCTGCTTCAACGTCAATACCATGCATGGCTTGTGCGTCTTGTGCAGATTCAAATGTCCAACGAGCTTGCAATTTACGTGTCTTGGCTTCAACTGCTTGCTTCAAGATTTGTACTGAAACTGTCTTACCGCCATTACCTTCCATGCTAGCTGTACTAGCACCTTGGTAGTTGGTGGTTGTTGTGGCACCATTGTTTGCAGCAGCTGGGCTTGATGAATAAGCTGTAGCAATTGTGAATGGGCTCAACGCTTCTTGTCCGGCAGCAACTGAAGTACCGGCTGCTGAGTTGTCTGTCAAGCCAGCAGCGTAACGTACACGCAGTGTGTGGATTTGTCCAACTGGACCTGTCATTGGCTGAACACCAACCAACTCGTTAGCAATAACTGTTGGCATGACACGTCGGATAACTGGAAGAATCACACGGTTTAATGTAGCGATGTTACCAGCTGCTGTACTACCAGCACTTGCATTTTCTTTCAAGTACTTGCGTGTATTCTCAAGAATAACGTTCATACTACTGCGCTTGGAACCGTTTAGACCTTCAAGTAGTGCTTCCTTGGTCTCGTCCCAGCGACCTTCTAATAATTGTTGTGACATTTAATGTCTCCTTTAAAATTAATTCAACCCTGCCAACCGCTTGATGTCAATTACATTGCTGTTGTCAGCAACTTCATCTACATATTGGCTACGGGCAGATTTATCGCCAGTGACTTCGGACACGGATTCTGTAATTACTTTGTTAGCTTTTACAGAGCGGTCTGTTAGAACAGCTGGAAGATACTTTTCAAACGCGCTTTTCAAACGTGATGTTTGTACGCTTTCGAGTAAATTACTCATGACTTCGGCTTTTTCCTTGTTCAAAGGGGCCAGCAAATTATCCAATGTAGCTTGACGCTCATTTGACTCTTTGATCATGCGTATTTCACGCTCTTTACTCTCATTAAGAACTTTTGCAGTCTTAATAAGTTTGATGGCTTCAGACAACTTGGCATCTTTGTTTGCAATTGTGTCGTGCAACTTGCGTACTTCTGCTTTCTCATTGAGATGGGTAGCACCAAATTCACTTGCATATGCTTCAAAGATACGACGACCAAAATTGTTCTCACGAGCAACTTTGATGTCTTCTTGTAATTGACTGAGTTCTGCCTTTAGATGACGGCTTACAGATTGACTCATTTTCTGTGCTGATTCTTTTACAAAACGGCGCTTCAATGATTCTAATTGGCCACGTGCTTCGCGAACTAAACGAACTTTTGTTTCTACAACTTCACGTTTGTCAGTTGCAAATTCTTGAATTTCACGGGCTAATGCATGCACAATAAATCCTTCCAATTTCTGGAGACCTTCATTGTGCTGCTTACGATCTTTGCGCAACTCGCCAATTTCTTCGGCTAATTTAGAAACCATGAAGCTGTTGAACTTCGTTGCGGATTCCTTCATTTTGCCATTGAATTTGACACGATCTTCTGTAATTGCTTGCTTTTCAGCTGCAATTGCTCGGATCTCAGTTGTAAGACCTTCTGTTACCATACGATCTAGGGCTTCCACCATCACTGTTTTGTCATGCTCGTAGCGTTGTGCGAACTCTTCACGTAGTTCTGCACGAACTTGTTCACGAGCTTCTGTCATCTTGGCTTCCCAAGCTTCAGAGATCTCCTGGCGAGTTTCCTCGGTGATCAAGTCGCTATCTAGTAACGGTTTAATAGCATCTAACATGCTTATTCCTCCCTAATTTTAAGATCTTTGATCAGCTTTACTATTCCGCTTTTCAAATATCTTTGTACCTTGTTGTCCGACCCAGCTTCTTTTGCCACTTCTAATAATCTATGTCCGTACTTCATATTCATGAGTCCTTCGTAAATTGCTGTTGGGTATGCATTTGGAGCACTGGGTTGTGCAACTACATCTACAGTGACTATTTCAAAGTCACTAACATGTCCTGTTCGGTCGTCGACATTTCCTGATCCACGACTTGAAACACCTAATTTAACACCGCTGTCCAACATGGTTTTAACCAGTTGTCCCATTGGCGTTGGTAATATTTTTAATTTTCCATAACCTATTGAGCCGTCGCACCACATTTTATCTATCATGTGGCTGACACGGTCTAAGTTAATTTTGAGATCATCGGGATGATCTACTTCGCCTAATACCGAATTGCCATTTTCAAGTTGTTCATTGATAGTGCCAACTGCTTTGCGGATCTCATGAGCCGGGTATATTCTTTCGTTGGCGTTACGTTTGTCACCTTCAATACAAATACCTTGCATGTAAAGGGTCTTACCAGAGCCATCGGCGGCGTCCTCGCTCAGCAGTTTTACCTGCGCTTGCGAGAAGCTAAGATGCTCTTGTAGATAACGAGCCATAATCTATTAAACCGGTGACTTGGTGTTTACGCCAGCTGCTTGTGTTGACACAGGCTTTGGTGCAGCGCCTTGGGCGGGACTAGTTGTCATGCCCATGTCTTTAACAGCAGGGTTAGCACGACCAGCAGTTGCGCCATCAGTTGTTCTAACTGGACGAGCTGCCATTCCTTTGGCACCACTATTGGCGGCTACTGTAGATCTGCTGTTTGTTCCAGCTGGTTCTGTAGTAACTGGCTTTGGAGCAGCTTTAAGATCAACGTTTTCCATCATGCCCATTTCCGGCATCATTTCTTCGTCGTCCATGTCCATGTCCATGTCGTCGTTGGCTTCTTCTTCTCCGCCCATCATGGCTTCAAATTCGGCCATTAGTTCGTCGAGTTTGTCTTCAAGGTCAACAACACGGTCTTCGATGTCTTCTTCTTCGCCTTCTTCTGCACCAACTTCGGCGCCAAAGTCTTCAGCGTCATCCATTTCGACATCAAATTCTTCGTCTTCGCTCATACCTTCTTCTTCAGTTTCAACGTCAGTGATTAAATCGTCAGCAGCATCGCCGTCGTTCATCATACCTTCTTCAACTGTTTCTTCTTCGTCTGAGTCTTCTTCGTCCATCAAATTTTCATAAATTTCGCGAGATGTCTCAACTACAATTTCATGAAAAAGTGCTTGTGCTTCATTTTCTTCATCGTTAATCACGTGTTCAATTAACTTTTCAAATTTTGATGTCATAATTTTCCTCCAGTAGGTTATGGCTCATGTTTATTACTTACATAAAAATAATAAACTTGGTACTTTTAGCGGCCAAAACTGGTGTTTTTGACGTAAATTTATAGGCCAGGGGGCTGAGCAGGCGGAGCGTATTGTTTACGAATGTCCTTCAGTTTTTCACTGTATTCGTATTGTCTTACGTCCGACATTTGTCGTAGTTTAGATAGTTGCTTTAATGTCAAACGAGTTTTACGCAATTGGCCTTGCTCGGGCTGGCTGTTGTCCTGAGAAATATCTTGATATCCTTCAGGTTGCTTTTCGTACAGTTCGTTTAAAATCATAAAAGTATTTATGCAGTTGCCGGAGGAACAGCACTTGGCGCAGTGCCAGGACCAGCAGGTGCGCCCTGGACGGCACCCATGTCAGCACTGCCGTCTGGTGGCATTGCAGAAAATGCATCACCGGTTTCGATATCACCTTCCATGCCAGCAGGGGTAATACCGATACTACGCAAGTCTTGTCCTTGTGTGGTTCTGAGTTCTGGCTGGTCGCGTTCTTCAAGCCATAGCTTAGAGTTTTCTGCAATCTCTTCTTGACTCAATCCCAAGTAACGTTCCATCAAGAAACGCTTGCTCATATAAGGCAACTGCTCCAATGAAGCAAACGTACTAACTCTACTTGTGTCCATTTCTGCTTGACGGTAGCTGGCAAAGTTCTGTGGCGGTCCAAGAACAATATCAAAAATACTGTTGTCAATGTTGAATCCGCGCCACTTCATAAACATCTTAAATTCGTCATCCAGTTTTTGCATGATCAAACGCTGCAAGCGTTCGCAGTACTGGTTGAAACGATATTCTTGAATCAATGCTGTTCCTACTTTTCCGTCATTCATAGCACGGTCAGAGTCGTCTGGTCCAGTAGGCAAGTAGCTGCTGGGCACACGCAAGCCGCGGGCCATTTTGTTGTTGAAATACTTCAAGTCATCAATTTCGCCAAGGCCCGAACCGCCCGGCAGTGTGTCTACACTGGATCCTCGGCCGTCTGCTGTTTGGGGGAAAAAGTAATCTTCATTAATGCTGAGTGGATTGTATGCAGCATCCATCATGTTGGCGCCACCTCCGTTTACAGTGGGGATTCTACGCTGATGCATTTCATTTTTAACACGCTCAACAAAAGCCATAGCCATATGACTTGGCATATTGCCCACGTCAATTTTGAATACTCTACGTTCCGGAGCACGGCTTACACGATAGATAAGCACTGCGTCTTCTAACAATTCTTTTTGTTTATAAACTTTGTAAATGTTTTCTAAAATGCTTTGTCCAAATGGCCAAAAGAAGTCAAGTCCTTCATTCAAACTCAAATGCACAACGTGTTTGGAATCCACAGTGGTTTCGTTCATTGCTTGTGTAAACCTACTGCCACTGGCACCGCCTTGTCCTCCACCGCCACCGCCAGGTGTTGAATAACTGTTTTGTCCTGCAGATCCTGTGGCACGACTCACATAGTAATCGCTGGTGGTTTTGGGGGCAATGCTTAAATTTTCAAAGTTGGGATTGATGTCGCGAATAACATACTGTTCGGGACGCTTGCCCTCACTTTCATTTACAATCACACGACTTACTTTGACCATGTCAACCCAGTACATTTCAAATGTTTCTGGATCACGCACAAACACTTGATCGCCGTACTTGATGGTGTTGCGGAACAGTTTGAACATGCGTTGGTCCAGTTTGTTCAACTTGGTCCATTGCTGCAATTGTTTTTTGATAATTTCTACTTCGTGATCAGTAGGCGTATCTTTGAATACAATGTCAAACGGTGTGTTGTTGTCTTCGTTGTTTTGTGTACTGAACTCAGCAATAATGTCTAAACATGCATTGATTTCTGAATCCATGTCCATGCTTTCGTATTGATTGTATCGCTCAACACGGTTGGGATGCCCTGAATACACTTCTGGTAGGCGGCTTGCATAATTTCTAAAAGCAAAATCGTTGGCAGAGCCAGTGTTGCCGCTGCCTGTTTGTCTGTTGTAGCCGGGTAATCCGTTGGCATTGTTTCCGGAAATAGGACTAAGTTGTCCGTTGGCATCACCGTCAGCAATTTTGAAGTACTTGCGCCACCCTCCATTGCGTCCGTTTTTGCCATTGTTTGATTCAGCCATTGAGAAATTCCTTTAACATACAGCATGTATTTACCGTATGTTACTGTGCGTACTGTAAAAGTTTCTGCGACACGCCCAGCTGGTTTTGCATCACACGCACAATATCGTCTAGTCTTGACAGTTGCGCCGACATCAATCCCATTTGTTCGCTGTTGCCTTGCATTTCAACCGGTATGCTATTGCCATTTGGCAACGGTACCACTGCTTCTGTGCCATGTAATGTAGTTTCATACCCGGAGTCTGGCCCAGTTGCAATGCCGCCAAACTTATAACCACCGCCACCCATTTTTTGGTCAGCCCAAGTTTTCAAATCTCCAACAGTTGACATTTTTTGCAAATTAGGGTTTGCATCAATCTGCTTTTGATTCACAGCAGAGTT